GGCAACTTTGCGTCCAGCCGGATCGCCCACCACATGAAGGAGAGGATGCACATCAAGTGCTACCTCCAATACTGTGACGATACGGTCGGTCTGGCCAGGACGAAGGCGGACGCCTGGAAGGCCGTCAACGAATATGAACGGCTGTCCTCCGACGCCGGACTGGTGGTCAAGGCCAGCGTGATTGTGGCACCTATAGCCGAAAGAACGGATGGCAAGAAAAGGAAAGGCCGGAAACGGCAAAGGGGACATCGGCGGAAGGCCGATTGACTTCCTCGGATACTGCTTCACACGGGACAATGTCCGGCTGCGGAAGGGCATCAAGAAACGGTTCGCCCGGAAGGTCGGACAGGTGAAGGACACTGACAGAAGAAAACAGGTGCTGGCCAGCTATTGGGGCTGGTGCAAGTGGGGACACTGCAGGCACCTTTGGAACGTAATAACTGACTACGATATGAGTTTTGCAAATAGGGGCATATCTGGAACCACGTCGATGAAGGACGGAAAGAGGTACTTCCGGAACCGCGAGGTCCGGGCCTTCGAGATCCTGAACAATCCCATCGTGGTACTGGACTTCGAGACAGGCATCAAGACCAAGCACGGTCCTGACCGATACGCCGTCCTTTTCAAGAAGGCCGGCGAAAGCGAGGTCTGCAAGCTGGTGACGAATTCCTTTTCCATCAAAAGCGTCCTGGACCAGGCCCGCGAACATGACACCAGGCTGCAGCAGCTGCGCGATCAGGCAGAAGAGGTCCGCCGATCCGGCGAGTCCATCGACCCGGCAGACCTCGGATGGAGTCCGAAGGACATCGAGATGTTCGAGGAAAACAAGCCGATCCTCCCGTGCGAGACAGCGCTGAAACGCCGCGACCTCGGGAACAACAAATACGACTACTATTTCGAGTAACACCATGAAAGCTAACTATCAACTTCAGACCGTGCCGCCCAGCGGCGTCAAGGTGACCATCGAAGGAATGCTGGTCCGCCTCCTTTTCGACATCACCCCCGCCACCCCCGTGGTCCAGGAAGGCGAAGAGGCTCCGACCGACCTGTTCGACTGCGAAAGTGTCGATTCCTTCGGCCGTGGCTATGACGATATCGTCAGCGCCATCATCAACGACCGCTACCCCTCCGACAAGGTGCAGGCGGTCATGGCCAACTACGCCACCGCCCAGGACCCGGAGACGGAAATCGCCGAAGAGAAACGCGCCGAATACCTGGCCGAATACCGGGAATACCAGAACTGGAGAGCGCACGCCAAAGAAATCGCCACCATCGCCGTTTCCCTCATGCAGTAAGATATGACTTCGATCAGGGGACATATCGTCGTCCGGCGGCAGGCCCGGGACGGAAAGGATGGCATCGGCATCGCCGACGTCATCGAATACTTCTGCTGGGGAGCTTCCGGAACGGTGGCGCCAGGGGACGACGCCGGCTGGTCTAAAACCGTGCCGGCCTTCGATTCGTCCAAGCCGTACCTGTGGAACTTCGAGGTCATCGTCTATACGAACGGCGCACAAAAAAGGACGGATCCGGCCCCCCTGACCAGGCTGGGAGCCGACGGACGAGGAATCCAGGGCGTCCAGAACTACTACTGCTGGTCCGATTCTACAACCGCCCCGACAGGTTCCGGAACGACTCCCGGCGCGAACTGGAAAACCAGCTCAGGCGCTCCCACCGGCGACCAGAAATACCTGTGGAACTTCGAGGTCATCACCTTCACCGATGGGACCAAGACGGCCACGAACCCCGATATCATCAGTACCAAGGGCGAGAAAGGAGACAAAGGTGACAAGGGTGACAAAGGCGATGACGGGACCGGGATCAAGGGCGTCACCAACTACTATCTGGCCACGTCCGCCGCCGACGGCGTCACCAAGAATACAACCGGATGGACGACGGCCATGCAGACCGTCACCGCGATAGACAAGTACCTGTGGAACTACGAGGTCATCACCTACACCGACAATACGACCTCCGTCATCGACCCGCATATCGTCGGGACTTACGGCGAGAAGGGAGACAAAGGTGACAAGGGCGATAAAGGAGACAAGGGTGACAAAGGCGATGACGGCACGAAGGGTGATTCCTTGAAGCCGTACTATCGATGGTCCATCGACCGGCCGGCCACTCCGACCGGTACGTCCGTCCCTTCCGGATGGTCGGAGTCTCCGGACCGCGAGACCCCGACGATGACCTATGACGGGACCTTCACCCTGAAGAATGGCTTCCGCTATTCGCCGGTTGTCGCACACGGAGCTTCCGCGTCGGAGAAAGTGACATTCCAGACCACCCTTCCGAACCAGGTCGTCGTCATCGAGCTGCACGTGTCGTCGGAGTCCACCTACGACAAGGCTCTGCTCGGCAAGCTCGATTCAAATAACTGGTCGAATGATCCTCTGCAGACCCTTTCCGGCGACGGAATGCAGATTATCTACCTGCAGGTGCCTTCCGCTGGCACCCATTTCTTCTATGTCGGATATTCCAAGGACGCCTCCGTCTCCCAGGGGACTGACAACTGCTGGTACCGGATCATCCAGTCTTCGGTCGTCCACTGCTGGTTCACCCAAGCCATCGTGGAAGCGGCCGGCACCATCAAGTCCTGGACGACTCCGGAGATATTCTTCCAGGATGACGACACGGAAGAGAGAATCTACATTCTTTCGGAAACCGAGACCGTACCGACGACGCCGGACTCCGACGAACTCGTGGATGATTATGTTCCAAGGGTGTCATCTATAGACTGGGATGCGACCACCACCTTCCTTGCCGATCAGGTTGTGATGCGGAACGGCCTGGCCTACCAGGCGCTTGTGACGAACACCGGCGTGGATCCGCAGACTGACACCGGCGATACCTGGACGAATGTACCGACCTGGACGGACAACCCGTCCAGCGTGAACGCATTTTATAGATACCAGTATATGTGCTTCAGACGCAAGACAAGCAGCCGGAAGTGGGGACCCTTCAACCTCGCTTCCATCTTCTCGACCTTCAGCAAGAACGGAGAGAAAGGCGATAAAGGTGACCCTGGATTTGAAGGATTGAGCATCCGCCGCTTCTACTGGCAGGAAGGAATTGAGGCACACAACGACCTGAATCTTTCCGCCAATGGTATCCGGTACCTGGACTATGCTTTCACCGTTCCGATGGCATTGATCGGGACGACGAACTTCAAGGTGTATAAATGCAAGAAGACACACGTCACATCATCGTCGATTCCCCTGACCAATACCACCTACTGGGAAGAGGTAAACGTGTTCAAGGACCTGTTCGCGCCCGTTCTGCTTGCAGGAATGATTAGCGCTGACTTTATAGACGTTGCGAGTATTGCAGCTAAACAAGCGTTCGTAGATGCGCTCTATGTGAAGCATCTTGCAGCCGCTGACGGCGTTTTCAGTGGAATCTTACGGCATCCATTTGTCAATCTTCTGGACAAATCGATGGAAGGAACTGGAAACTGTGTCACGTTTGATGATAACGATCAATACACCATTTCTGAAGAGACCCCAGGAGGACTTCGGATTCCGCGATCTGCTCGAATGAGTGGGTCCTCTTCCAAGGATAGAACCATTGTCTTTCCCGTCGCCGGAAATGCACAGGACACAGAATGGGCTGCCTTTAACGGAACCGTGATAAATATCGTAAGTGACTACTCGCTCGGTTCTGTCATCAATTTGGGAAAGGTGACTCTTTCCGGCCGCTTCTACTATGGTAGTCAGTCTGGCTCGAAGACACTTGTATTTAGCGGATACTTCAAGATTTCGCTGATGTACTACGGGACATATTGGTATGTCCAGAATGTAATGGGAGAGTTTACCACTTCTTAAAGCTATGAAAGAGATCAAAGAACCTTCCACCAGGCAGTTCTGGTTCGCCGTCATCCTCGTGATCTTCGGATGCGGGATGCTGGTGGCCGGTTTCATCGTGAGCCCGACCGGCGAGATCCATTCATCCGTCCTGGCCGCCTTCGGTGAGATTATGACCTTCGCCGGCGCCGTCCTGGGCTTCGACTACTACAACCGGAAGACCTATCTGACCATCCCCCGCCGGCATGACATCCGGCATCCGGATGAGCGGCCGAGAAGACGGGAAGAGAATGACGATTTCCAGATCCAGGATCTTGACGAACAACAAAGCGAAGAATAGCCATGGCAAAATTCAAATACTTCGAGCTGGACGAATTCATCAAGTCCAGCACCGCTATCGAGAAGGGAATCGACAACACGCCGACCTTCGAGGTGGTGGACCATCTTTCCGAGCTTGTTTCCGAGATTCTGGATCCACTCCGTGCCGCCTATGGGAAACCGATATATGTTTCATCCGGATTTCGATGTCTTGTCTTGAATAGCATCCTCAAAGGTGCTTCCACGACATCCGTCCATCCGCTCGGCTATGCGGCGGACCTGTATGCAGATGACATGGAGGAATTCAAGGCATTCGTGAAGGATTGGCTGATCAAGACACGAACCAGATTCGACCAATGTATCCTGGAGCGCTCCGGAAAGGTTGAATGGGTCCACATCGGCCTATACAACCGCCGAGGCCAGCAGCGCGGCCAGATCAAACTGATGAACGTCTAATTCTATACCAACTTGTGAAAGTCACCCTACAGACGCTATGCTGCCACCGTCCCGGGCGGATCATTCGGCCCGGGATTATCCTCTTGCTTGTGCTGCTGCAGTCCTGTTCCGTGTTACGGCCGAAGATCATCGAAAAGGTCGTCACTGTCACAGAGACAAAGGACAGCATCATCATCCGCGACCGCATCGTCCACGACACTGTGAAGGTTGAGATCCCGGTCATCACTGAACGGATCATCACCCCGTCGGATTCCTCGCATCTGGAGAATGACTTCGCCGTGTCGGATGCCTACGTCAAGGACGGACTGCTTCATCACTCGCTGTCATCAAAGCCGCAGACACTCGATGTTCCGGTGGATATCCACGTGAGCGACACGACGACGGTCCACAAGAAAGACTCGAGCGTGGAGAGCCAAGAGACGAAAATCGAGTATGTGGAAAAGCAGCTGACCTGGTGGCAGTCCTTCAGCATGACGTTCGGACGCTTCGCCATGATTGTCTTCGCCTTGGCCCTGGCGGCCGCCGGTGTGAAATTCTATCTTAAACGAAAAATTTGAGTTAACATCCCACAAAAGCTATGGATCAGAGAACTTACATCAAGCGCTTCGCTATCTGGACCGCCATCATTTGCGCGGCCATCTTCGCCCTGTGTGGCATCTGCTTCGGAAAAGTCATCGAAGAGTCCCTGTTTGCCGAAATCGCCAAGTGGGTAGTGGTATCCCTTGGCGTCATCGGAATCATCGTAGAACCGCTGGTCCTTGTCGTCATCGCCCCGTTCTGCTACCATGCCTTCTATGAAAAACGGAAGAAGGAGGAAGCCAAGGTTCCAGACAAGCCGACCATCAGCGCGACAAAGAACAATATCCACATCGAGAACAGCTATGCCGTCAAGAAGGTTGACTTCCAGGGAATCATCGAGCAGGTCCGCCGCATGTATCCCGGGAATCCCGTCCTCGCCAACCGTTCCCTGGAATCCATGAAGAAGGAATGGTGCGTCCACAACTGGTGCTACGCCCATGGGCTCGCCAAATCCAGGACGAAAGACGTGGATCTCAACTGGCCCCAGCGCTGGTGGGTGAAGGTGCTTTTCACCGTCGCCGGTACCCTGCTGTGGCCGTTCACGAACTGACCATTCTAAAGACTTTCATAAATGGATTAATGGTATGGGGTACGGTGCGCTGCGATAGCGTGCCGTACTTGTTTTTTATGTTCTGAAAGGATATCTTTGTGATATGAAACGTGTTTACTATCAGAAAGAATTCTCGAAGTGCGATTTTTGCCACATCAGTTTTGCCTGTAATCGCAAGAATCCACCGTGTTCGGAAAACACTATTATTCAGCAAGCAAATTGCAAACAATGCGATTTGCATCAAACCGCCGAGTGTCCCGACAGTGGGAAATTCGTACCTGCTCGTTCAGTTCCCTGTGAGAAATACAAAGGGCCTCAATGTTCCGTGAGCATCTAATCCGTAAAGATGTCCATTCTATTCCAGGATATCGCAACCTGGACGCAAAACGGGACGATAAAAACGGCCTTATTTCGATTCTATTTTCAGAATGGATGACTTCTTCAGTTCGTCGGCCGCCGTGGCCGTGTGGCCGACATACAGCGCCGTCATAGCCACGCTGGAATGGTCTGCCTGCTGCTGCACCAGGTTAATGGCCGTTCCCTCGCCCAGCATGTTGGTGATGCCGGTGTCCTTCTGGGAATAGAACTGCACCTCGAGAGGGAATTTGCAGGCGTCCCTGACCGTGCTGGCCCAGTAGTCCGAGAACTTCTTCTTCGCCGTGGGCCTCCAGCCCGGCGTGAAGTTTCCTCCCTCCCCCGGGTGCGCCCCGAACAGGTACATTCCAGGATTCGTCAGATCCAGCCGTCGGATCACCGGCATCATCGCATCCGGAATCGTCCGGAAAGATTCATTGTCATTCTTCGCTATTTCCGGACGGACATGGACCAGCTGCTTCCGAATATCGATGTCCCTGCACTTCAGCAAGGCGATTTCCTTCGGCCGCATGAAGCAGCAATAGCAAAGAAGGCACACGGCCAGGTATTCGGGATTCGCTTCGTCCAGGAAGGCATATAGCTTCCCCAGCTCCGCGTCTGTCAGCATCCGGCGCTTCTTCTTCATCAGGCGCTTCGGCTTCCGCTGGATCTTCTGGAAGACATTGTCCTGGACATGCCCTTTGTCCTGCATCGAGTCGAAGAAGGGGACCAGGAAAGACAGATATCCGTTGTAGGTCCGAGGCGCGACGCCTTTGTCTTCTTCCAGATATGCCATGAACCGTCTGGCCAGGGCTTCCGTGATGCTACAGATCAGCGTCTCTCCAGTGAAGCCCTTACTCTCCAACCACGTCCGGAAGATCCTGATATAAGACCGGTATGTGTGCATCGATTGCACCTCCATTTCCTTTTCCTTCACCCGGATGTAGGTGTCGAAGACACGAAAAGCAGGTTCCGAGGCCTTCGGAGCGATCCTCTCCAGCAGCGGATTCCATCCCAGGGACAGCTTTTCCTGGATGGCCGCCATGATTTCCTTCGCGGCCTGGATCCGCTCCCGGACCGGCTTGATGTGATTCACCTTCACCCGGAACAGCTTGAAGCAGCCGGTCTCGGGATTCTTGACATAATAGGAGATGTACCAGGATGTCTGGCCTTTGTGTAGTTTCGGCGGCTTGTAGTCGATGTACTGCTTCGGTAGTGAAAAAAGCATTTTTTTTTCTTTGGAGAACTCTTCCATCATCGAATAGAAGGACGTTTCCAAGGAAAAATGATTGACCCGTTTTTGACCCGTTTGGGACGAAAAAACCTCGTAACCACCGGTGTTTTCGTTAGTTACAAGGTTTTGGTCTGGATGACTGGATTTTCCCCTCTCCATGGCTTTCTTGTAAAGGATTGATAATCAAATATGTTTTCCGGACGAAAGGGCCAAAGACGGGCCGAATTTGACCCGTTTTTGACCCGGTTTCGTTTCAAGTAAAAGTCCTTGAGACAATGACTTGCAAGGATTCGCTAAGGGCTAATCCTTCGACAAAAGTTCAGATATGCCGGCAAGCTCGGACTTGATGGCTTCGCCGTGATACTCCATCTGGTCGTGAATGACGGCTGCAGCAGCAAGTGTGGCCGCAGCTTCACTGGTTGGCTCGACATTGCAGTCCTTTTTGAGTTCCTGCATTTCCGTAATAATCCGATAGTACGACTGAACCAGATCGTGTTCGGCCCGTGTTCCAGTTTCTTTTTTCATCTGCTTATGATTTCTAAATCGTGATTCCCGTATAGTATCTTCAGAATTTGATCCTGGTCATGTCTGTTCAGCCTCAATAGAACCTGTATCTCTTCCGGCCTTCCGTCACTTCCTTCGGCAGGAACCATGTGAACAGGATAGGTGATGATATCAAGCTCTGACATTTGCAAGTTTGTTGCAATATTTGACAGCTGACTGAAAGAGAGGTTGACCTGGAACTTCAAGATCTTACTGAATTGGGATGGCGATGTCCCGGCATATTCTGCCATGCGAGCTTGATTCAATTTCCTGTCATCCATTATTTTGCCAAGATTCTTGATGATCTCGATGTAGAAGGATTCGTTCATAATACTGTTTTTGTAAAGTTAAGCATTGATTAATAGACAGTTATGCAATTATCTTCCACAATGTTTCAAAATATTCCACATTTTGTTTCATTATTTGAAATATTGTGACTATATTTGCATAGTGATTACAAACGAATTACAATGCAAAATTAAAACAACCTTCTGAAATGTACGAGAATGGAAAACAAAATCAACTCCCTGACAGCGGTGCTGTGGATCAGCTTCACTGTCTTCCTGGCGGCCGCCCTGGCCCTTACCGCTTGTCATAGGGAGGAAATCCCCATGGTCGAGACTGTTAAAAACGGGCCTGATCCGCCTACTGGCGCCTTCCCACGCTGACCATCGGCGTCTTCTTCTCCCTGTCGTCCCTCACGGACCGGCAGATATCACGCGCCCTGGCGCTGCTTCGACTATCGAGAATAAGGCTGCACCACATTCTCGTACAATCCCTACACGGGCGGCTTCGCAGCCTGGCCGCCCTTTTTTCCTTCAGACCGTTTAACCGCCCCCAAACCGAACCGTGACCATGCAACTGAAAACCTACAACGCCCAGAATGCGCCGCATAAGGTGGCGCCCAAAGTGAACCAGAATCTCCGCTTCTCCTTCAACAGCAAAGGCCGGTTCACCCTCGGCCGGATCCTGTACGAGAAAATGGGGAAGCCTTCCGGCATCGTCGTCCTCCAGGACAGCCAGTACCCGTCCGACTTCTACCTCCGGGCCAGCAAGGATCCGATGGCTTTCCAGCTGAAGGAGGGCCAAAAGAACCAGCTCTACTTCAATTCCAACACACTGGCCGAAATCGTGGCGGCAGCCCTCAAACTTACCCCCCCCTACTCATTGAAATTCAAAGTGTTAGAGAAAGAGGACGGGCTTTTCTCCATCGGAACGCTGAAGCCTATCTCCAAGTCATCTAAATGATCCGCCATGTCCGACAACGAAAAATATCAGAAAATCGACCTGCAGGCAGTCATGGATGCCATACTGCCTGCATTCCGACCGAAAGACAAAATCGCCATCCGGCAGCAGTCGAATGGAATCTATATCCTCACTGACAATTATAACATCACGACCGACAAACTGATCGGCATAAGCCTGGCCCTATCCGGCATTCACAATGCCTTTGAAGTGTCCTCGTTTTGCTACTACGACGGACTCGATGGATACCATATTTGCCTTGATGGTAGCATCTACAAGATGCTTCCAATGTATTACGACGGCCAGAACCTTGTCGGAAGAAAGACATTCATCTTAAAGCACGAACCCAATGAAAAGTAAGAAAAGGATTGTTCATTACACGTTCACTGTCGAGACAGAAGATTCCATCCACCCGGATGTGATAGCCGAAGAACTCCAGAACCTCTTTGACCCTCTTGGACTTGAACCGGGAGCATTGAAACTTCTTCTTCTCGGTGTAAAGTCGAAAGACTGGAATAAATAGTTCACTATGACAGCAAACATCATCTTCAGTGCCCTTGCATTTCTTGCCGGCTGTCTTATCGGGTGGCTTCTGGCAAAATACATTGTTATCCCAATCATCGACATTTTCCGTAAAACACGACATCAATGAATAGAGACAGAAGAAAACGCCTCCAGGAGGTGTACGACGCCCTGGAAGAACAGCTGACCGCCCTGGAAGAAATCCGGGACGAAGAACAGGAGTCATACGACAATTATCCGGAAAGCCTGCAGGAAAGCGAACGCAGCCGGGCCTTATACGAGAACGTCGAGTCCCTGGAATCCGCCTACAATGACCTTGAATCCCTCATGGAAAGCATCCAGGAAGTCCTTGAACGATGAAACGGTCCAATTCTACCCCCCCCCACTATTTTCCGAAGAATGCCTGCCTGCGCTGCAAATGGTACCTTCAGAGGAAGTGTCAGAAGCCCGACTACGGCTGGTGCCTTATCACCCGATCCACCTGATCCGGTTCGTCAATGACATCTTTTTATAGAAAAATAGAAAACTATGTATTTCTGCGAATCCATCAACTACCAATTATCCGACCTGAAGGCCGCGTCCCGCCACCTCCTTCCCCTTGTCAAGCCGCTTATCCACTACAGCTGCAGCAAGATCTGGATCGAGGAATTCCGGGACTTCCTGATCAAGCGCCAGCAGCTGTTCCTGGAACAGAACCGCCGGGCAAAGCAGGAAGACATTTCCCCTTCCTTCCACTGCGACTGGCCGCACGACGTATCCGTCCAGGGCCACTACGATTCCGCCAGCTTGCGCTGCGGGACCATCTACATCCGCTTCGTCTGGATCAAGGAGGAACTGAACGCTTTCTCCATCCCTTCCACCTTCACCGACACTATCAATTCCATCATCCAAAATGAAACACACTGACATCAAATCCTTCGAGGATGCCTGCAAGGCCCTCGGACTCGCCATTCCGGAAGGACTTCCGGAGCTGCTGCAGCCCCAGATGGCCGACATCGTCCCTTCACACATCAAGGCCATGCTGAAGCTGGAGATCATCACCGCCGCCCTGAACGAAGACTGGCAGTGGATCCCGGACGGAAAGACCCGCGCCTACTGGCCCTGGTTCTGGTTCTTCACCACCGGAGAACTGAAGAGGATGTCCGAGGCCGAAAAGGAACAGATCAGCCTGATTCCTGCATCCGACGTCTCCCCGGAATTTGCGGGCCTCGGGTATGCGCATACGGATAGCGCCTTCTCGAACTCGACTGCGCACCTCGGCTCCCGCCTTGCATACAAGAACGAAGCGCTGGCCAGGTATTCCGGCACGCAGTTCATCGGGCTGTGGAAGGAGTACCTGTTCATCAAAATCGCCCGATGACTGATGAAGTCCTTCTCCGACGCAGGTGGTCCCGAATCGTTGCGGATGCCGAAAGAATCGGTTTCACACACGTACTGGTTCGCAAGGAAACCGGGACCATCTACGGATACGGGTTTCAGAAGACAACCTTTTCCCGTATGGGCAACGACCCATCATTTGAGTATCTGACCACCAACCAGTACAAAGAACAATACCTGAAGAAATGAACATCAAAGCAATCTGGGACACTCTGACCCCGCTGAACCGGTCCGAGATCATGCTGGCCCTGCAGAAGAAAGGGGCTTCCTATTCCGCCGCCTGGTGCTGGTGCAACGGGACCCGCGTCCCGAGGAAGTATTTCCGGCCGCAGATCGTGGCCACCATCAACGCCGTCACCAAGTCCAAGTACACCGAGGCCGACCTGTGGCCCGAAAACGCCTGACCATGGACAGACCCGAATTCCTTAAACGATGCGCTTCCTGGAACCGCAACCTGGACCCGCTCTTCGGTCTTGCCGAAGCGCACGGAAAGCAGGTCGTTTCCGACCTGAACAAGCTGGTGTATGACTTCGCCCAGGAACATGGCTTGACCGTCTGGCAGGTCGTGGAAATGTTTCGGCCGGAAGTCAAGTTCGGCGACCCGGTCGTCGAGACCAAGGATGGCGAATGCAATGTCACCGTGACCGCCGAAGTCCGTCTGAAGATGATCGGCGAGGATATGTATGACACCGGTGAATTGAGCGGTCCGAAAGGCGAAGATGCAAAGGACCTCGGACTCGCGTGATATGGGAAAGCTGATCGTACTGCAGGGACCGCCCTGCTCCGGAAAGTCCACCTGGGCCAGGAACGAGGCCTCCGGGAAGAAGGATGTCGTCATCGTCTCGAGGGACGGCATCCGGCACTCCCTGGGCGACTACTGGGTACCGGAACGCGAGGACCTGGTGTCCAGGATCGAGGACTTCACCCTGGACCTGGCGCTGAAGATGAAATACACCGTCATCGTCGATGCCACCAACCTTCGGGAAGACCGTCTGCAGGCCTTCCGGAAGCTGTCTGACGACAACGACGCGCCCATGGAGGTGAAGGCCTTCTACGTGCCGTTCCGCGAGGCCTGCCGGCGGGACGGCAATCCTGATCGCGGCCATGCCGTCGGCGAAAAGGCCCTCCGTTCCTTCTGGGAGAAGCACTATCCCGAGCAGCTGGCCGACGAACTGTCCCGGCCGGCGCCCCCCGCCCCCCTGCAGCCGGACCGGCTGTTGGTTGACGCCGACGGCCGCACCATCTGGACGCCCACCCAGAAGGACCTGGAAGATGTGAAGAAGATGGCCGGCCTCCGGTACCGGCTTTCACAGATCGCCCGGGCCATCGGAGTCCCGGAAGGCGAACTCCGCCGCTTGCTATCCATCAAGGAAAGCGACGTGGCCAGCGCCTACGAGGAAGGAAAGATCCTGGGAGAAATGAAGTACAGGCTCACCACCCAGCAGGCCGCCGAACGCGGCGAGGAATGGGCCATCAAGATGATCGAGCGCTGGGACATGGAACAGCGCAAGGAAGAACTCGGATTCCAACAATGATCGACCTGGACCATATCGGCGCCCCCGCCGGCGACGTATCCATCCCGGATCTCCTGGAACTCCACGAGGGCCTGATGCCGCACGTGGAGCGTCCGGACGACGCACCGGCGGATCCGGCCGCGGAACCCCTGGACGGGGAGACGGTCAGCTTCACCCTTCCGATGAAGTACCGGTACCGCCGCGCCTTCTCGGAGATGGAGCTGCTGGACTCCCTGCAGGCGCCCGGATTCCGCTTCCGGAAAGGGACGTGCTACAACTTCCTGACCCGCGGCGACGTGGACGCGCTGTCCTTCTTCAAGGCCGTCGTCCGGCAGCAGCACATCTTCCACGTGGCCGTGGCCACCTGGTGCGTCGATATGAACGACATCCTCACCATCCGGAAGTGGATCCAGGACGGCCGCATCGACCGGATGGACCTGTTCCTGGGCGGGATCTACCGGACCGGCCGGCACGGCTTCGAGGTCCACGACTTCGAGAAGGCCCTGGAAGGACTGGACGGCGTGACCGTCACCGTAGCCAGGAACCACTCCAAGGTCTTCGCCGGCCACGGCTGCGACTTCGACTTCGTCATCCAGACGTCGGCCAACATCAACACCAACCCGCGCATCGAGAGCGCCTGCATCCTCATTCCGGATGACGGCGGCGAGCTGGTGGACTTCTATCTCGACTTCTACAAAACCGTCAAATCGCTGTGATATGGACACCGTGAAACTGACACTCTCCATCGAGAGGCTGGAACTGATCAAGGAGGCCCTGGACACCCAGGTCCGCCTCAATCATCGGGTGCTCCGGCGCCATGACCATGAAGGTGACGCCGTAGAGCGTGTCGCACCGCGTGGTGTAGATTTCCAGCTTCTCAGGGACGCCGTCCAGCGCGAAATCGAAGACATCCTGCTGGCACTGTAACATGAAATTTGCATTTTTCAACATAATTGCCGACCTTTGCTCCCGTCCTACATACGATACCGTATCTGACGGGGCAAGTTACCCCCAGATATCGGCAAGCATACTATCAGACCAGGCCCGTCGTGTCGAAAGGCGCGACTGTACCCGCCCCAAGGCGTCGTATGTAGGACAGGACCTGGTCTTTTTTATTTTCATTCAGTTATGTCCTACACTGAAAAAGCTGGCACCTCACTGCCTGACCCGCGCCCGAACGTGGACGCGATCCTGTCGGCCATCGCCCATCTGCAGCTGGCCGCCGAATTCCTGGACGCCCAGACGTCCGTGGCACTTCTCAATCATGTCCCCGAAGCGAAACGGGACCGCATCATCGAACGGATGCGGGAGACGCACGGCGAGATCTTCAACCTGTACGACCGGTGCTGCGAATACCTGTTCTGGATCCAGAGTCCCCAATCCATTGACGCTTAAACCTGAAGTCTTATGATCAAGGCTGAAGACATCTACCTTGCCACCGAGGGCGGCAAGGCCGTCATCCTTCACTACTACCCGCAGGCTGCCGCGGGATTCTCCGGCAAGCGAAACTTCAAGCTCCGTCCGGACGACAAGACGCCGTCCTGCACGGTGTACCTGTCCTCCGACGGCCACTGGCTGCTGCAGGACAAGGGAGGCTCCGACACGAAGGCCTACAACGCCGTCACCCTGGTGATGCGCGAGGAAGGCCTGGACTACCCGCAGGCCATCGACTGGATCGCCGCGAAATTCGCCCCGGACCTGCTGGAAGACAAGGACCGGGCGAAGGAACTGGACCCGAAGCCCGACATGACCGAGGTGCCGCCCGTGGACTCGATCGCCGTGAACGTCCGCCCGTCCGGATCCTTCACCAAGGAGGAACTGGCCATCCTCGCCGAGCTGTGCCTGAAGCCCCTGGACTCCTACGTCACCGCGAAGAACGCCGCCGGCAAGTCCTTCCAGATCGCCGGCAACGCGACATACCCGATGTTCTACTACGACTACGGCCTGTACGGGAAGATATACTGCCCCCTGGGCGGGAAGTTCCGGTTCCAGTGGAAGGACAAGTCCCGTCTCGAGAAGGAGGATGCCGAGGCGAAGGAGAAGGCCATCCGCGAAGGGAAGCCGGTGCCGGCGCCCCGCATCATCCCGCTGTCCGGCGAGAAGGACTTCATGGAGCGCTACACCAAGGCCCTGGCCGGCGAATGGGTGTCGGAGACCACCATCGACGGCGAGGACGGCGAAGAGGAAACCGTGGACATGAAATGGGACAAGCTGATCATCTGCAGCGGCCCTTCCGACGCCCTGAACGTCAAGAGCGCCGGATATCACGTCTGCTGGCCCAACTCCGAGACGGCCGACTTCACGGAGGACCAGTTCCGGATCCTGTCGGATATCGCCAAGACCATCTACATCCTGTACGACATCGACGAGACCGGCATCCGGAACATGTACAAGATCGCCCTGCAGTACCTGGACATCCGGATCATCAGGCTGCCGGAAGACCTGAAGAAGCGCCGCGCCCGGGGCGGGAAGCCCTGCAAGGACGCGAAGGACTTCTTCATGTACTACCGGAAGCCGGAGACGCAGAACCCCGTCCGCCTGTTCGACGAGCTGGTGAAGCTCTCCGGAGGCCTGAAGTTCTGGACGGCCGTCCCGATGAAGAACGGCCAGTACAAGTACGACATCAACAATGACCAGATGTATTCCTTCCTGGAGGCCTCCGGCTTCTACACGATCGATACGACCACCACGAAGGAAGGATTCACCTTCTGCCGCATCGAGGGGAACAAGGTGACGCTGATCGACAAGGAGGCCATCGCGGCCGAATGCTCGATGTACCTGCTGGAATACCTCCGGACGCACCCGAAATACTACTCCCAGACGCTGGTGAACGCCATCCACCGGTCCAAGCAGATCACGGCGGCCAACCTGAACAAGCTGCGCCGGATCCATCCGGACTTCAACGCCTTCACGGAGGACTACGACTATTTCTGGTTCCGGAACGGCATCGTCCGCGTAGGAGCCGACGGGATCACCGCCATCAAGAACGAGGACTGCCCCTTCATGGTCTATTCCTCCAAGATCATCGACCATGACTTCACCAAGGAGAATCCGTTCTTCGAGATCGGCTACGCTCCGGAATACGGGGACCTGCTGGCCCGCCTTCACGCCGCCGCCCCCGCCACCCCCGAATATTATGATTTATCAAGGCAGATTGACACCGTGGACGATATGAAGAGGTACACGCTGACCGTCCGCAAGTGGGGATCGACCTTCATGCAGTACGTCTATAACACCGGCCGCGCCCACTGGAGGAAGGAAGAGGTCAGAGGCGTCCTGACCGACGAGGAACAGCGGGAGACGCAGCTGAACTTCATCTCCAAGTGCCTGGCCCTGGGCTATATGCTGTCCAAGCACAAGAATTCCGGCCAGCCCTACGCCGTCTATGCGATGGAGATGGAGCAGGGCGATGAAGGCGAACACCTGGGCGGTACCGGAAAGTCCATGTTCCTGAACGCCGTCGAGAAGCTGCGCTGCCAGCACTACGTGGACGCCCAGCGGATGAAGGAGGACAAGATGCAGTTCTTCCTGCAGGGAGTTGTCCGAGGCGTGACGGACACGGTGTTCATGGACGACCTGAACAACTCCATCAACCTGCACCTGTTCATGAACATGGTCACCGGCAAGATGGTCGTGGACGTCAAGCATGCGAACCCGTTCACCCTGGAGTTCCTGGAGTCCCCGAAGCTGGGCTTCACGTCGAACCACGCCATCAAGAACTTCGACGACTCGCTGAACCGGCGTATCTGGTTCGCTGCCTTCAGCGACTACTACCATTCCGACAGCCAGAAGCGGAAGCTGAAGCTCCGTTCCCCCCGGTCGGAGTTCGGGAAGGACCTGATCGACCAGTACACGGCCGAAGAGATGAACCACTTCTACAACTTCATGCTGAACTGCGTGATGATGTGGCACAAGATCCACGAGCGGGTCCAGCCGCCGATGAAGTCCATCCTCCAGCGGACCCTGATCAAGTCCATGACCGAGGATTTCTTCTACTGGGCCGAAGACTGGTTCATCGAGACCAGGCTGAACTGCTACGTGGACCAGAAGGAAGCGCTGGACGCCTACATGGAGACCCTGTCCAAAGTCAGGACGGTGGTCTTTGACAAGACGGGCACCATTACCAGAGGAGACTTTGAAGTGGTGGGCG